AAGCGCGGCTGCGGGTATGGTCGAGATCGGCGAGCGTTGCTGTTGAGGCTGCGGCGCGAGCTCGGGACGTTGCCGATTTGCCGCATTCATTGACCGGATGCGCTCTTCGGCCTTCATGCCGTTCTCGCGGACGACTTCAGCTATCTGCTGCGCCACGGCAGCGCCAAATCGCGGTATGAGTCTCCACGCCAAAGCCTGCTGGAGCGCGTCCTGATAGGCGTTCGGGATATTATAGGAGCCCGCCAGCGTCCAGGCGAGGAACGGTATCGCCAAAATCAACTCGAGAATGGCCGTCCCGGTATTGATCGGATAAACGTACAGAGTCGCGAGGCCGGTCACAGGGTCAATATTGAAACTGAGATAAACCTCGTCTGGCGTCAATGCGGAAGCTCCGAGATCCCGATGGGCGAAGAATTCTTCCGATTCGACGATGCGCAGCGGCGTCCGCGTCTCGCCAGTGGATGTGGCCACGGACGTAATTGTGAATTCGAGGCCCACACCGGCACCCGGCTGCGCGCCGGCGGTCTGCGTCTTGCAAGGTCCGCCAGGAACGTATCCGCCTCCAGCCGCCGTGATCGTGTAAGTGGCGACGGCTCCGTTCGCCCCCACCGTGTTCACGATGTAGGTCGCGAGTGACCCATTAGCGCCGAGAACTACGCCCGTGTCGTTCGCCGCATACCCCTGTCCTGCATTGTTCAGCGACGATCCGGCGATGCCGCCATTTGGCGCTGTGCAGAACGCCGCGCTGTAGGCTCTCTGCGGGATTACCGGCATGTTCATCATGCCCCCTGGACCGATGGAGTATTTGCCGTAAGCGGCAGTCAGCGGAAAGCGAAACGCTTCCATGGCCGGGATCAGCCCTTCGTCGATTCCCCAAGCGTTCCACATCGCATTGAGTTCAGCGAGAGAATCAGTCGAGTCGGAAGGCGAAGGGATTCCGCCTTGGGAGTTTATCCCGAGGATCGTGAGCGCCTGAGTGACGATGGATTGCCCGGTAACAAGCATTGGCCCTTAAGAGACGCCGGTGGCGATGCTGTATTGACAGGAAATCTCACCACTCCCGCCGGCGCCAGAGGCGAAATCCTGCGTTGCGGCGCTCATGAAGACCGGCAATCCGGCTAACCCGGTGGTTGCCGTGACAGCGACGGCGATGGGCAGGACCACCACACCGTGGCTGGCCGTGAACGTCGTGAATACGGTGGACGCGATAGTGCCATTAGTGACCGGGCTCGGTGTCGTCGCGGCAAACGTCGCCCCATAACCGATCGATACTGCCCCTCCGCCGGTAAATGCGGCAGATCCATGCGTGAGATTCAGAACGCACGGCCCCATAACGTACATGCTGGTCGCGGCTGGCGTCGGCAAAATCTGGAATCCGACAGAATAGAGCGTCTGCAGCTGGGAGAGAGTGAGGGCCTTTGTGACGCTAAGAGTTGTACCGGCCCCGGTAGGCGTGCCGGTGAAATTGGTCAAATCGCCCGCGCATCCGACCGTAAGGCAGACCGCGCCGGTGCCCGATGGCGCGCCTGTGGCCCCCCCCAGCACGGTTCCGACGCTGGCCAGATCCGTGTAGAGATTCGTCAGGGTGCCGTTTGTGAGCGCGCCGCCTTCAGGCTGCGAGCCGTTCGACCCGGCGACGCTGAGGATGGTCACGCCATAGACAGCCGCCGTCAGGGCGAGCAACGCGATAACGAGAATGGCAAGCCGCTTTTTCATCAGGCACCTTCGACGGGAACTTCGGGAACGGCCGGCGCGGGTGCAGCGGGAGGACTCACCGGAACCGGAACCAGCGCGGCGACGACCGCAGTCAGAGCGGACACCTGTTCAGTGAGATCGGCGATCTGATCTTCCACCGTCTTGCGGTTGACGTGAGTTGCAGTTGGCTCTTCGACGCGAGCAGGCAGGTCGGTCGCTTCGGGCGGAAGTTTGGTTTCGTCGTTCTTCGCGGCCTCGTGCATCCCGATCATGGGGTGCTGTTCGTCTTCCTGCGTGAACAGGCTCTTTTTCGGCCCCGCGCCTCTCAGCGCGGAGTGCATTTCCTGATGACCTTCCACGTTAACTCTCCTTCTGAAGCTTTTCGATGGCCTCAATTGCCTTTGTCAGGCGATCCGAAAGAACGATGATCTGGCCCTGCAGCGCATCGTTCTTCGCGATGAGCGCCGCCTTTTCGACTGCGGGATCGAGGACCGTGACTTGCGGTTTCGGGTAAGGTTCCCGGCGCCAGCCCTGCTTTTCGAGTTCAGCCAGGATCTGCCGATTCGCCTTCTCCAGTTGAATCCGCTCTTCCCGCCCCTTGTTCGCGAGATTCACGCCGATGACTTTCTCGCCCTTTTCGGCGTGATAGACCATCAGCGGCCAGTCATGGTCGGCCCGGTTGTACTCCGGCAGCCGGTCGCGCTTCTTGAGCCCCATCGCGGCCTTCAATAGGCCCGTGGCATTCTCAGCTTCGACGCGCCGGAACGCCTCCATGGTGTCGAAGTGCCCGTCGATTTCAACGTCGCCTTGAGAGATGACTGCCATAATTCTCCTTAACTCAGCGTCACGTTCAGCGATTCCAGCACATACCAGTAACCGCCGATTGCCTGCAGCACAACGAAGCCGCCAGCGTGAGCGGCAAAGGTCGCCGTCGTGTACGGCGTACCAGATCCACCGGTCTGGAAAAGGCTCGTCGCGGTGATGGTGTGAGCGTAGGCGGTGCTGTTGACCACCTTGATGATCGTCCCGTCCTGAACTCCCGAGGTCGGGGCCGCGAGGGTGAGAGCCAGTAAGCCGCCCTTCGTGATTTCGTATTGGCCCGAGCAGACGCAAAGCGCGCCGTTTGTCGCCAGCGTCACAAGCGGCGTCGGACTCGGGAAATCGAGTCCCGATTGCGGCGCATAATCGACCCATACGCCGGTTTGGCCGCTGGCCAGCGTCCCGCCAACGTTGCAGTCGCGCTTGATGCCGCGGTTAACGAAGATCGCCGGGAGGTAAATCTCATTCGTTCGTATGCATGGGCCGATGCCGGTCACGTTTGTGCTGAGACTGAATCCGTTGACACCAGGAACGACAGCCTGCGTCGGCGTGAGCGCCAGCCATGCTATCGCGCTATTCGCGTGGGGGGTCGGCCCCGACCCGGCATTGCGGTTGTTCCGCGACACCGGCACGTTGCACGGCCCCGTACAGACTGCCGTGTTGGCCGAAATCTGAACGAGCTCGTATTCCTGATCGACATAGACGCCAGTCTGATTCACTACGTTGGTCGTCGAAGTCAGACAGACCGAGGTCTGCGTTTTGGTCTGGGCCGCGCACAAGGTGGTGCTCGGCGTAGCCGTCTGCGCGAAGGCGGGTAGCGCGAAAGCCGCGGCGAGAAGAATTTTGATCAGTTTGTTCATGGTTGAAGTCCTCATTTTCCTCAGGGCTTACCCGTAAATCACGGTCGAGGCGTAATCGGCGTAAGTTTGCGCGATACCCCACACGAAATCGATACGGCAGGTGATCTCTCCCAGCCGGTTGTCCCACTGCCAGGTGGTACGGGCCGAGATGCCGGTTTCTTCGTCCGTGATCGGGTCGCACTTCGCGCCGAATTCCTCGGTATTCTGAAGCGGAATCGAAGCCCAGGTGAACGCCTCTTCCTGAAAGGCAAAGGCCGTGGTGCAATACGCGCCGGAAGCGCCCGCAATTGTGACTGCCGCGCCGTTGGCCGGCAAGTTCGAGACATTCTGGTACGGCCCGCTCGGGATGAGCGAGGGGAAAATGGTGAACGACGCGGCGCCGGCCGTGTCTGTAATGGGCGCGACGACCGCGAACTGAGCCAGCACGCCCGGATACTGCAGGCGACTCTGCGGGTTGATCGCGTAAACGCCCGCGAAGGTCACACGGTCGGAATATGTGCCCTGCGAGAGCGAGAGCGAGGCTGCGGTCCAGTTGTTCGTGGCAATCGTGTTGCCCTGCTGGGTCGCGCCGTTGACCTGACCAGAACCGGCGTACGTCCCGACTGTGGCCGATGGCACCTGCTCGTTGAGGTAGAAATCGAATTCGGCATACCGTCCGACCTTGCCTTCGAGATACTGCTTCCCGATGACTTGCGAGGGGTTGAAGAGCGTCTGTCCAGCTTTGATAACCTGCTGGTTCATCGTCGAGTTGTACTCGATGTACCGGTCGGTCGAGTCGGCGAGAAGCTGGTTCAGCTTCGTCTGAGCCGAATTATAGGTATCGAGCGTGGTCGGCGTGGTGCCCGGCGTCCCGACGAAGTTCGGCACCACTGACTGCATGAACTGCAGCATGTAGCGGTCAACCTTGTCGCCGAGATTGACGATGTGCGGGCGCAGATATGCATACCGCTTGTCCTCGTCGAGGAACATCGCCTCTTCGGTGTCGTTGTAGACGAAAGCCTCCTGATTCCAGTAGGAGATCGTCATCGGAACTGTGACGCGGACAAGCCCTTCGGGCTGAAGAGCCTGACCGTCTGCGCCGATCACGCGGAGCGGGCGGCGGATGTCGAGAGAAGAGCCAATCCGGCGCCCAGCCTCCTCCCAGTACTTCTCATAATTCCGTTTGATCATGCGCGGGGTGCGCGCTCGATTGCGAAGGATCGCAAGAATTTCGGCTGATACTTCCCGGCGGACTGCTTCGAAATTGCCTGCCATGGCGGGCGGCCTCCAAAAATGGTTTTTGGTTGGTCCGCCCAAGCCCGGAGGCTATCTGCGGGGTGCGTGCGACGTTTCGGCTTGCGCCAGGGAGTTCATGCTTCCCTTGAAAAACACGATACTACGATTTTGTTCCCGGCGCAAGTGGCGTGAATCGCTGCTCGAAGTTCATCGCCGCGCTGCCTCATCCTTGAAGAAATCGAAATTAACAAAGCGCCCCAGCTTGCCTTCGCGATAGCCGCGCTCTATTTCAGGGTGTGGTTCGTTAAGCCACGCGACAAACTTCGGTATTTCCTCCGTTAGAATTCGCTTACATTCGGGGCTAAGGGCCTCAAGGGACTTATCTTCAGCGGCGCTGCGGACTACGCCATTGGGTGTGATTATCACGTTAATTACCGATAACCGTCACTGTCGGACGCCTCTGCGCTCATTGCGCTGCGCTACCCAAACCGGATTCAGCTTGCCGTCAATCATCGGCTCAACCTTCTGCGGCGCGGCCGTACCGCCCTTCACTGTGGCGGATTGGCTCGGTGGGGGTAACTTCTTATCCTTTTCCGGCGTTTTCGCTTCTTTCTTCTCTTCCGCAGGCTTGGCGTCCTTTTTCTTCCGGAGATCGCCGTAAACGCGCTTCAGATGCCCCTCAAGCGCCCGAAACTCGGCGATCTGCTCCGCGCCCTTCAGCTTCACGAGATCGACGAATTCATCGGGATTCTTGCACCAGTAGTACGGCACCAGAGCGGCATATTTCGACGTACCGAGCAGGAGCGCCAGTTGCCGGTTCTCCGCCGCCGACCAGTCGAGCTCCAGCCGCTTGTCCGCTTCCGCGTCCTTTTGCGCCTGTTCCCAATCGGGAAGCAGCGGAATCATCCACGCGGCGTCCTCGTTGGCTTTTTTGTCCGAGGCGATGATCTGGTCGCGGATACCCTGATCGGCATCGCGGCTCTTGAGGACCTGCTGCGCGCCGTATTCGCCCATTGCCGCGGCAAAGTCGGCGTCGCCCTCTGGGCCGTCCTTGAATTTCTTGCGATCAGGCTTCGCTCCGGGGTCGGTCGCGGCCTTGGCTTCGAACTTGGGCTCTTCCGGTTTCGTGCCGAGCTTTTCGAGCGCTTCAAGGCGACCTTGCAGCTTCCCGTTCTCCTGAAGTAGCCTGTTCAACTCCCGGCGCACGGAGCGCGGGATGTGGTTCGTTTCCGGCTCTGGCTTAACCGGGTCGGCGACTGGAACGGGTTCCGTTTTTGCGATAACGGGCGCGGGCGCGGCTGGTTTCTCCAAACTGTGCTTTGCGCTCACCTTCTCGATGTGCGCGGCGGCATCGAATTCGACTATTTCAGGCATTCGGTTGTGCTCCTTGCGGCGGCTGTGCGTTCGGGTCTATGGGCGGCGCGGTCTGCGCCAATTGCATCTGGTGTTGCTGGTCTTCGGCCTGCATCCCCTGATCGTGCGCGAAGCCGAGAAGCATGTCCATCCTTTGCGCTAGACGTTCAGCCAGCCCGCGGTCGGCATCCTTCGACGCATTCACTTCCGCGACGGCCAACTTGACGATATTATCGCGCAGGTTGATGCGATCCCGCATCTCAATGTCCGGCATCTTCGCAGCCAGCGCCATCGTTAGTTTCTGGATGATCTGCGATTTCTGCTGGTCGGATACCTGAAGATTGCGCAGCGCCGACTCCATCTGCTCGGGCGTCAGTTTGCCCTGACCGAGCGGCGTAAACGAGTCGGCCAACTGCTCGACGAGCGGGTTGCCTTCGCCGATCATGCGAATAATCATGGCGAGGGCCGCCGGGTTGCCCAGGATCTGCGGCGCGATCTTCACGAGTTCCATCAGGTTCTCAAGCGCCTGCTCAACACGGGTCCTAAAGTTCGGGCCGGCCGTCGCCCGCAGCGAGTACTGGCCAATCACGCGGGTGATCTTCTTGCGCTGGGAAGCCGTCTCGTCAGCCGGGAAATATTCGTCGATTACGAGCTTTTCATGGCTGGAATCCGGGCGAATGACGTTGTACGCCAGCAGGTTGCTTGTGATCTTCGGGAGAATAGTCGCGGCGTCATGGTAGGAGGCGCCCACGAGTTTTTTCAACTCGTCCTGCCAGTTTAAGGTGCCGACATTCGTCTGGCTCTGGAGGGCCTTGATCGCCTCGCCAGACTGCGCGTCGCGCACGGATTGCAGTGAGGGATCGAAGAATACGCTCGTCGCGCCCTTGATCTGGCTTTCGAAAAACGTGCCGAGTTCCAGAATCGGCTGAATATTGAGCGCGTGATCGATGTGCGTCGGCGGCGGGGCCTGCTCCGTCATCTTCGTTTCCGGATTCGTTGCCCACGTGACCTTGTACTCGATATAGGGCCGAAACTCGGTATTGAGCCGCGTCCATGGGTTGATGCCTTGGGCATTAGCCATATCAAACGCGCCCTCCGCGCCGAGCCATTCGACGTTGGTCATCGTACCGACCTTCTCGACTGCCCGGGTTGCGGCGTAGTTAAGGCCCTTTTGAGCGCCTTCTGCGTCGTCGATCAGGCATTTGCGATGATTCTGGCCCTTGAGCCAGACGTTCGGCCCAAGCAGGTAATAGTGCGGGATTCGCTCTCCCAGCCATTCCACGGGTTCGCCGACGACTTCGAGCGCCGTCACGATGTATTTCAGGATCTTGCGCCGCGGCTGCCAGCGCCAGATCGGCTCGCCATCCTCGTCGGTTTTTACCTGCTCCGGATCAAATTGCGGGTCATCTTCGAACCGATTCTGGCCGTCCTCGCAGGCATATAGCTTCACGCGCTCGACAGATCGCCGGTAGAACTGCGCAATGTAGTACGGCCCCCGGCTCTCGTACCCGCCAGTCCACTGATTGATCGTCGCCTGGTTGCCCTTCCATCCGAACGCCGAAGCCATCCAACCCGCGGCGCGGTCGATTACGCTGCGCCCGCCGAGAATCTTCAGG